TGATCAGCTCGCTTGGGACCAACACCAACACAACCCTTATAACCATCAGTAGTGTCACCTGTGAGTGTCTGCTTGTATAGCAGTCTCTTGGCAGGCCCAGGGGTCTGGGTGTACTCGGTCTTGAGGTCATAGATCCTACAGGGAATTTGAGCCATGTCCTTATCTGGAGAGATGAGAACAAAGTTGGATAGTGAACCGTTGGTGGCGAGGATGCCCATCACATCATCAGCTTCCAGTCTTGGATAGCAGATAGAGGGATAAGCTTCCATCCCCCACTTCTTCAGCTTCAGGTAGCCGCAGGGCTTACGCTTGATGCGGTTGCCTTTGTACTCAGGATCAACATCCTTACGGAAGTTGTCTGATGCTGTGAAGGTGAGGAGGATGTCGTCGGTGTCAAACATGGTGCGGAGCTTCTTGAACTCCTTCTTTACCATGTCCTTGCCTTTGTTGAAGTCTCCAGCAATGACAGTGACGTCCTCGCTGTAGGTCATCTCGTACTCGGCTGAGGTGGCAGCACGGTAGAAGAAGTAGTCGGCGTCGATCAGTAGCAGTGGTGGATTCATTTGGTGGTGTAGTAGCGGTTGTCATTAGTCCAGAAGTTTTCCCAACCCAGAGGGCAGCGGTTACGAACCCAACGGACACGCCAGTTGGCAACGTCCCCATCAGGCTCAACAATCACAGGCCAGACAGGTGCCTTAACCGTGTGAGTGTTCTTGGGATCCCAGCTGTTCTTGTCGTCACGCCAGGTAGAGCACTTGACGTCTACTTGAACAGGACCAAGGGTGGGATGGACAATGACTAGATCCGTCTTGCCTGAGCATCCGATGTTCTCGAATACTTCACAGCCCTTCCATGATGCCAACAGGGTCACCCAGCGTTCAGCTAGATCACCCAGTCGGTTTGGATCAATGGCAATCGGCCCAGGTAGAGCCGACTTGAAACTCGGAATCGAGGGCACAGCGGAACTTGAGGTTGTGTTCGACATCTTTCATAGCGGAGGTGATTAATGAACCGACAGCCTCAACATCGCCAGGAGCGACTGAGAGCTGTTGTTCATCGTGGACGAAGGCGAGTGGGTAGTAGTCCAACCCGGCCTCTTGTAGGAGCTCGTGGGTGCGAATGACCCACTGTTTGCAGATCACTGCCCCTGCTGATTGAAGCAGGTAGTTCAGTGCTGCATGATCTTTGCCTTGGATCCTGATCGGACGTCCGTCTAGGCCATTGAGGACACCAGACTTAGCCCGTTCTTTGACAGCCTTGGAGAGCTCAGCGTAACCAGTCAGGCCAGCCATGATCCTCTTACGGATCTCTTTGCCTTTCTTGGTAGCGTCAGCCTTGGAGGCACCAGCAGTCAAGCCTAGTTTAGAGTCACCACCACCATAGATGAGGCAGTAAGTAACACCCTTGCCAGCCTTCCTGGAGGTACCGTAGATCTCAGCTAGGGCTGTGTGGATGTCCCCTTCGACGACTTCCTTTGCAAACTTGCCATTGTCAAATGGATGTAGATAGTGACCAAGACATCGAAGCTCCAGACCACTGGCGTCAGAACCCAACTGCACACGGTCAGTGCCAGGGCCGAACAACGATCTGTACTCTGATGCTGATGGGACTTGTGCAAGATTAGGCCTCATGTGAGCCTGACGGCCCGTGTTCGTGTTGAGTACACACGCATGGTGTATACGTCCTTTCTTGACCAACTTGAGCCAGGCGTTCTTGCCATCGCTCAGCTGCCCGAGGTGCTTCTGTAGGACGAGGATACGAGCGAAAGCTAGTGCCTCATCTGTACCGAGAGATTGAAGAGTGTCCTCATCGATCTTCGCAGTACCTGTAGCAGTGAACTCTGTAGGCTCCCAATCTCGGAAGGTCTTGAAAGCCCATGCAATGTGTTGACGAGAGGTTGGATTAAACTCACGAAGCTTACACATAGCAGCATTCTCGAAATAATGCCTAGTTTTATTTGCACGCTTGGGAGTAAACTCACCCCCGTCAACGAAAATAAAGGTATTTCGCATCTTATGAGAGAGATCATCAAGCTCAGTCCTCAATACGGACTCAAGCTCCTGGGCTGCGCGCTCGTTGAACGGGAAGCCTTGACTCTCCTGCCAAGACATAAGCTCAGCAATCTTGTGCTCGGTGTCGATGCTCTGCTGATACTTGGCCATCCGGGGGATGAACATGTTAGCCAGCTCAACTGACACCACCACGTCTTGAACGCAGTAGTCCAACATCTCGGGTGAGTAGGTTGACCAGTCACCTGCGAGTTGCTTACCGAACTCCGACTTGTGCTTGCCCATGCGATGACCCCAGCTCTCCAGACTGTGACGTCCGTAGAGGTTGGCAGGCATGTTCGCAGGACGTGAGCGGAAGTCACGGTCGAGGATGTCTGTGAAGAGGAGACGTGAAAGGATCAAGGTGTCATAGGCCTTGCCTTTGTATGTCCAACGGGGATACAACTTCTTGATGGCTTGGAAGTCATAGGAGATGATGTTGTGACCCCAGAGTTCATCAGCAGACTGGAGAAGGGCGAGGCCTTCCTTGATCTGGTGTGGCTCGTACTTGTACTGTTCGCCGGTGTCCATGTCTATGGCTACCAGGCAGTGAACAACAGACAGGTCGTCAAGCAACCCGTCCGTCTCTAAGTCGAAGGCTAGTTTCATAAGCTTGTGAAGAGTTTAGGTTTGATGGAACCATGGCCAGATGTGATCTCAAGTACCTCATATCCTTGATCGTGCAGAGTGTCGAAGATGTCGACCTTCTTGAAAGCACGGATCGCAGAGACTTTCTCTTTCTTCTTCCAGGTCGGCTTCCGATACCGGACGAAGTGAGTGTCAGAGGGAAGTGACTTATCTTGCTTGATAAGCTTCTCCTTCGACGTGTTCTCGATCAGAATGATTACGGGTTCTTTCATTGATTGGTGTAATTGTTGTTAGCCAGCTCAGTCAGGATGTACCGGAGGTTACCCCGAATAGCCTTACCACCAACCACCTTGTCCACCTCCTTGCCATCCTCGTGGATGACCAGTACAGGGAACAGGTTGAGGTCGAAGGAGGCAACCAATGCCGGGTGATCCTCCTTCTTCATCACGGTCAGAACATCGAGTAGACGGAAGTCGGCCTCGTCCTGATAGAAGTTATCGAAGAGGTACTGCTTAGTCTGAGCGCAGGGGAGACAGTCCTCTTTGGTGAAGAGTGTGGCTCTAGAAGTCGGCATAGGATACAGCGTCAGGTGAGGTGGGTTCAGTGAAGTGGAGGTCAGTCTGTAGGCGACCGGTGTCCTTCACATAGTGGAGGTTACCAGCGGGGCCTGTCTGACCGTTGAAGCGGTTCTTGAGGACTTTGAGGCAGGCTTTATCATCACCCGCACTGATGTTCCTCTCAAGGGCAACCACGAGGTCTGAGAGTTGAGCGATGCTATGGGAGCCACGGAGTTGACCGAGGCTAACCTTTGCACCATCCTCATGACCTTGGTCGCCTTGATTGCGGCGGAGATGAGAGATAAGAAGCATCCCAATACCAGTCTCTTCGACGAAGGAGCGAAGCTTAGTCATCACAACATCAAGTGTCTTGCGCTCATCAGCTGACTCGTTGCCAGAGATGAGGATCGACAGGTGATCGAGGATGACCCACTTAACTTCGTTCGTCTTGACTAGGTAGCGGATGTCGTTAAGAAGAGAATCTGGATCAATACTCCCAAACCCATCCCGTAAGAAAACGCGACCAGATCCAAGGGTATCTGTGAATGCACTCTTAAAATCTTCAGCAGGAATCTCATTGTTTAGGTGAAGTGGTTTGTTAGCGGCAACCGTCATAAGGCGGAGGCCTGTCCGTTTGACACTCTCTTCAAGTGCGATGTAGCCGACGCTCTGACCTTGATTGATCAGTGAAACTGCGATCTCTCCGCAGAGCGTACTCTTACCGGTACCAGAACCGGCTGTGAGGGTGACCAGCTCTCCGAGGCGAAGACCGCCAGTAACGGAATTGAGATCGTCATAAGGGTAATCAGCATCGCGGCCATGTAGTGGGGTAGAAACGAGGTCAAAGATGTCTCGACCATCGATGATGGCCTTCGGGGAATAGGCTCGCTTATTCCATATAGCCTGACGGATTGCCTCGCTATCCCCTGCAACGAGTGCTTCGGATGCGTCTTTGTAGGTTCCAAGGCTGGCTAGATAAACTTGTGTTGATGGGAATAGTGCGACACACTCCTCAGCTGCTGCTGTTCCGGCCTCGTCTGAGTCGAACATCAGTATGATCTCCTCGAAACCGAGCAGATATTGCAGCTGATTCTGTAGTGCCTTCTTGGCTCCCTGTGCTCCGTTGGGTACGGACACTACGGGCCACTTAGGACGGGCAGCCCAGACGCTTAACGCATCTAACTCACCCTCAGTAATCACGACTGACTTACCACCACCGAACAGTTGCTGTCCGAATAGCTGCTTGTCTTCGTTCTTACCTACCCAACGAAACTCTTTCGATTGATCGCGTTCTTTATAAGCCACGACCCTGCCCGATTCGGAATAGTAAGGAAAGCGTATGACCGGGCCGGCGTCGACCCTGACATTGAACTTCTTACATACCTCTTCAGTAAGCTTGCGAGAGCGGATCCCGGCAAAGTCTCCTTCATAGTTGATCATCAGGCGCGAGGGATTGAGGGAAGTGGTGGTGGAGTTGTCTCCTCTTTGATGGTGTCCACAAGAGAAACAGAACCCACCCCCATCAGAGTAGCGAGCAAAAGCGTCACCACTCGGGCAATTGGGGCAGGGTTCATGTCGGACGAACTCGTTCTGAGTGTCGTCATGCACGGGCAATCTCCGAGCAGATATCGGTGTACTCCTGGATTGCTGCCAGGATCTGTTCCTCAGTGAAGCCTTGCTCCTCTAAGTCACAAACGAATTGATCCACTTGGTAGATCAGGCTGTCAGTGGTCATTCGAACCATTGCGGTGGGATATTCGGGAAGATGCACCAGGGGAATCCGTGCTTCTCAGCCCAGGCTCCATAGGTGGTCTTCGATTGTTTGGTCAGTGTGTTGTTGCGTTGGAAGATGAACCTGATGTCTAGATCTGGATGCTGTGATTTAACTGCCAGCATCTTCCTCCTATCCGATGGCTTAAAGAAGCCTTTGGCCTCGATGATGACACCGTTAGGAAGGAAGAAGTCGGGAGTGTATTTCGACTCAGTCGTGTATGAGTACCGGTTGCACTCGTACAGGAAAGGGACGTTCAGCTTTGTCAGATGCTTAGACAGTCGCTCTTCAAGACCGGAGCGAAAGTTCATCAGAAGTCGTAGCTATTCTCTTCAGTAGCAGCGGGACGAACCTGAGGCTCGGACTGCTTGAAGCCTTCAACGGATCCGAAGATGGCAGCTACGTC